GCGCCAGTCGTCGCTGACGCCGGCGGGAACCGCCTCCCATGCCGGCTCACCCCCGACGCCGTCGGACACCAGCTCGGGTAGTTGTGCCGGTGCGCCGAGCGGCCCAGGGACCTGGCCGAACGCGACACCGTCGGCTGTGATCGCCGGTCCGAACGGCACCAGACTGCCCGCGATCGTGGCCGCTGGCCCATCGGTCAGCGGCGCGTAGAAGACGGGTGTGGTGGCCAGGATGGCGCGTTCCAGCGGCGGCCGCGCGGAGTTGTCCGCTTGCGCGAGGCGTCGCAGGATCCCGGCAGCCGTGATGGTGGTGACGACGTGCTTGCAGGACTCGTCGATGGGGGCGCGTGGCCAGGATGGCACCTCGCCCCAGAACCGGGTCGTGATCACGGTGACGGCGATGTCGTCCCATGCCGCGGTGTAGGGCACGTTGGTGTTGCCGGCGCCGGCGCCGGAGCGGAACCCGACCTGGCCGGCCGCCAGGTATGTCGAGTCCGAGGTCTCGACGGTCCACGTGTCCGGCTCGTCGTCGCCGACCTCCCAGACCCGCGCGGCGAGCCAGGTCCCGATCGCCCGGAAGCGGATCCGCAGCGCCTGCCCGGACCAGGTGATCGGCACGGTCGCGCTGGCGAGGGTCGACCCGTCGCCGAGCAGGATTCGCAGGGTGGTCACGCCGACCGGCGTGGATTCCAGGCGTGCCATGTAGTAGCCGCCGTCGCCGTCCCACCGGGCGATCAGCCCGGCCGGCTCCAGGACCCCGCCGGTGACAGTGGCCACTGACGTATCGACGGTGGCCACTATGTCAACGTCTTCGGTCGACAGCGTGTCGACGAGGGCCACCCGGTAGGTGACGGCCGCCGGGACGGTCAGGTTGCCCATGCCCGACCCGACGGAGAACTGGGAGCCGTCGACGACCCCGCCGGCATACAGAGCGGTGTAGGTATGCCCGGAGTCGGCGGTACCCCAGCCGCCGGACGCCACGGTCCGGGTGAAGGTGTCGGCGAGGTCCTGGCCGGGCCCGCTGGCCAGCCGGGGCGCCACCCACACCCGCAGCGGCGTGTTGCGGCCGATCAGCCCGTAGTAGCGGCCGCTCGGGTTGCGGGGGGAGTACCTCCCGTCGTCGTTGAGGGCGATGGTGCAGGACCCGGCCCGCGGGCCGCCTTCGGTACCGGCGCCGGCGACGATCGTGATCCCGTCGATCTTGCGCAGCGTGTCGGTGATGTCGACCCACCGGTCGGTGTACAGCTCGGCGTGCACGTCCCAGGTGCTCATGCGAGCCCCGTACGGCGTGCGAACACCAGCAGGTCGAGCAGCGCCCGCACCAGCTGGTCGTTGGTGCCGGGCCGCACCGAGATCTCAAGGCGTTCGCTGCCGGCCGCGGCTGCCGGGGTGACCCGCTCGCCTGCCTGCAGCACGGCCAGGACCTCCTGGCCGGGCATGCCGGGCACGGTCCCGCCGGCGTGGAAGTGCGGCAGCCGCGGGGCGCTGACCGTCTTGCCGCCGATGCCGGGCAGCCACGACGGGGCAGTCCAGTGCATGCGGCCGATCGTGTGGTTCCACGCGTCCGCCACCAAGTTGAAGGCGGTCCGGAACGGCCAGGTGATGATCTCCGACAGCGTGCTGAACGCGGAGCGCATCCGGCCCGGCACCGCGGCGACCGCGCCGACGATCCGCTCGAACACCCCGGACACCCACGGCCACAACGTGTCCCGGAACCAGTGACCGACGGCCGCGGCCGCATCCTTGATCCACCCCCATGCGGCCTTCCAGGCACGCTGGAACCAGTCCGTCTTGGTCGCAATGAGCACGATGACCGCGATCAGTGCCACGATCGCCACGACGATCCACGTGATGGGGTTGGCCAGCAGGGACGCGTTGAGCACCCAGTTGGCCGCGGCCCAGATCTTCGACCCGGCCGCGGCGGCCGTCTGGGCCGCCGAGGACGCGACGGTGGCCAGGCGGGTCGACTTGAGCCACGTCACCGACGACTTCATGGCCGGGATCAGCGCGTTGTAGAAGCCGGACGCGAGGTCGCCGATCCCGGCGCCGAGCGTGAGGAAGCCCTCGAACGACGGTCCTCTGGCCAGCATGGCCGTGCCGGCCATCGTGTCCTGCACACCGGTCAAGGTGTCCCGGAAGCCCATCGCCTTCGTGTCGACGTTGTCGGCGGCCTCGCCGGCGCGGTCGAACGAGCCGGCGGCGTCGCCGACCTCGCGGCGCATGCCGCCGGCCGACTCGCCGACCCGGTCGAACGCCTTTTCGATCTTCTCGGTGTCGCCCGAGAACGTCAGGACGACAGAGTTCTTCTCCTTGGCCACTACTCGACCTCGATCCCTGCCTCCGCGACCACGCCGAGCAGGGCGTCGACGAGGGCCTGGTGCAGCTCGCCGGACCGGAAGATCAGCGCCGGGTACAGGAAGCGGCCGTCGGCGATCCACGGCCGCCGCACGCCCCGGCCGGGCCCGGCCTTGCCGCCGAAGTCCAGCCACGGCATGTACGGCGCCCTACGGCCGCCCTCGACCACCCGGGCGGCTGTCTGTGTCGAGCGCGGTTTGATCGTGGCCGCTGCGCGGCCGGTACGCCGCGGGACCCGCGGCCGCGCGTAGTCGACGATGATTCCGGTCGCGGCGTTGAAGGCGCGCCGGACGGCCTTCGGCAGATCGTTGTCGATCTTCTTGAGGTCGCGGACGAACTGGTTCAATCCGGTGATCTTGATCGGGTCAGCCACTTCCGGCCTCCTCTGCGGCCAGTTCGCGCCGCTGCGCCTTGCGTGCGAAGTAGATGCCCCACCGGACGTACTCGTCGTTGCTCATGATCTGCCGCAGCGTCGCCACCGTGGTGCTGAGACGCTCGGCCAGGTAGTACTCGAACTCCAGGTCAGCGCTTGCCTCGAACGCGCGGTACGCCGCTTTTCGGCGCATCACCGGCCATGCCGGACAGCTCGGCGATCCGCCGCGCCACCGGCTCGATCTCGCCGGCGGGCGCCACCCGGTACCACTGGTCGACGTCGTCGGCTGTCAGCGCCGGGTCGACGATCCCGTACAGCAGCACCAGCTTCTCCGAGGCCTCGGTGCCTTTGGCCTCCTGCACCTTGACGGCCTGCCACCGGTTGAGCCCGCGCAGCGTGAGCGTGCCGACCCCGGGCACGTCGATCGTGTCCTGCGGCAGGCGCTCGGACAGCAGTGCGCTCTTGTCCATGCGTCCTCCCCTATGCGCTCTGCGCAGTGCTGTCGACGTCGTCGGAGCACTGGCACTCGCACGTCCACTTCACGTAGTCGGCCGCCGGCGACGATTCGGTGTACTTCTTCACGACCACATCGACGGTGTCCTGCGGCAGCCCCGACCCGGTGCCTTCGATGCGCCGAACCAGCTCGACCGTGGTGCCGATCAGTGGCTGGATGACAGCTCTCGGCCCGGTGCCGGCGGTGTTGTCGTAGGTGCCGGACATTTTGAACGTGGCGTCTTTCGTGCCGCCGCCGTACACGTGGGAGTCCTTGCCGTACGTCGTCAATTTGCTAACGTCGGCGGACTGCTCAAAATCGCTCGAATCGACGTACGCGGAAAGGTCGTCCCCATCGAGACTGACGTACGTATCCTTGCCATGCTGGAATGCCATTAGGTTCCTTTCCCGCCGATCTGAAGCTCGAATATCGCCGCGAGATAGTCGACGCCGGCGAGCCGGTAGACGTCCTGATCCCACGAGGCGACCCGGACAGCGTCGAACGCCGTGTAGGTACCGGACTCCAACACTGCCTTGACGCTCGATGCCCCGGAGCCCGCGGTGTATGCCGAGAACGCGGCGCGCGCCTGCCGCTGGTACGGCGGGCCGACGATCACCACGACCGGGACGGTGAGCAGGTCCATGCCCCGGCCGTACGTCTCGTCGAATGTGCAGCGCTCCGGATACCCGACCACGGCCGCCGGCGGGGTCACGGTGCCCGGTGGCCAGGCGAAGCAGCGCAGCCCGGCGATCGTGTTCAGCTGGTCGGCGATCGCCTGCATGACGTCAGCGGGGATCACGGCGTTTCGCCCCGGATGTACGAGGCCAGGCCGACGGCCAGATCCGGGTCGACCCTGGCCAGCAGCCGCATCTCCGAGCCGTCAGTGGGCGATCCGGCGATGCCGAACGGGCTGTCACGGCGGGCAAGGAACCGCGAGGTCTGCAACCGCGCCGTGAACTGGACAGCAGACGGGGTCGTCGACCAGCCGAACGCATCGAGGACGGCCGCGCTGTCGCGGTCGCCGGTCGGCGCGGCATCCGCGCCGAGCACGAGCCGGGTGTAGGCCCGGCCTTTCGCGACAGCCTGGCGAGGCTCCAGGACGTAGTCGGTGGTCGCCACGTCATCGACCGTCACGGTGAGGCCGGTGATGTCGGTGATGTCGTCGACCGTGATGATCCACCGGCCGATGTGCCGGTCCCAGATCGGGGTGTAGTACCAGGTGGCTGCCTCGTCGAGCTGGCCGAACTGGCGATGGCACGTGCCGTCGATCGCCCGAGACGCCGTCGTGATGGCCAGGGCAACTTCGACGTCGTCGACCGTGTCGCCGATCCTCGCCCATGACTTGTACGCCGCGGCCGTGATGTAGTCGGGTGCCCAAGCCATCGCGCGTCCCTACAGCTGCGCCGGCAGCGCGTACACCTGGCAGGTGGTCACGAAGGTGTCGGTCGTCCCGTCGCTGGTGACGCGGCACCGTAGCCACGGCCGACCGGCCTTGAGCTTGACCGCGGTGACCGCGTACTGGGTGCCGGTACCGCCGGTCAGGGTGCCGTCGGTATCGGCCGTGGCCGGCGTACCGATCGACCCGGACGAATCGTCGGCATCCTGCACCGAGAAGGACACGGTGTCGTCGGACCCGGACGTGACCGCGGCGAACACGACCAGGACCCGGTCGCCGTGCTCGTAGAGCGCCCCGGGCTGGCCCGCCGTGACGGAAGCACAGTTGATGTCGTTGGGGGTACCGAAGTCGTAGTTGGTGGTCGTGGCGGTCGAGATGGTGACAGTGGCAGCGCCGAGCAGCCGCAGATCGGCGCCGAACTTCTCACGGACCGGCATCGTGGGGATCCCCTCTCAGGCGTGGCAGGTCAGGGCCACGTATGCGTTGGTGTTCTGGCGGGTGGCGTCCATGCGCGCATAGGCGCTGTACTCGGTCTGCCGGTACGACGCACGGGTGTACGGGTTCACGACCAGCGCGAAGTCGCGCACGCGCCGCAGCACGTAGCCCTCTTGAAGATCGCCGAAGGCGCCCCAGTTGACGGTGGCCGAGTCCGGGTCGAGGTCCGGGAATCCCTGGTCGATCGTGATCGGATAGCCGAGCAATCTGCCGTTCGATGCGGCGTCGCCGATGGTGGCCTGGATCGAGCGCCACAACGGGTCGCCGTTCGAGTCGACCAACTGCTCGATCGTCTTCAGGGACGTGTCGTTGAACGCCCAGCGTGCGTTCTCGCGGTAGGCGGGGTCGACGGCGTGAATGTAGGTGAGCAGGTCGGCGTACGTGATGCCGGTGTTGGCCGCCGACTGGGTCCCGGTCAGGCCCCGGGTGATCCCCAACGGTTGCTTGACGCCGGTCCCGGTGATCAGGTGCGTCGACTGGATCCGGGCGATGCGCTGGCCCAATTTGCGCGAGACGAGGCCCTGCAGGTCGAAGGCTGCGTCATTCAGCAGGACCCACGACACCCGCAACGGGGCCGCGGACGCGCCGCAGGTGGCGTACTCGTACGCGCTCAGCGAGGCCTCGTCGAAGGTCAGGTCGGCGCCACCGACGAACGTGCCGCCCTCTTCGACGATCTCGCCCTCGTTCGACGTGTCGTCGAGGGTCGGCCAGGGCAGCGGGTTGCCGTTGGTCGTGGTGACCTGCTCGACCACGTTGGCGATGCCGCCGAACGCCTTCATCCGGTCAACGAGCTTTTGGCGGAAGCCGGGCGGCACGGTGTAGCCGCCTTCGCTGCCGGTGCCTTCGGACTGGGAGGCCTGCAGGTCGGCGATGTCGGCGTTCGGCCGGCCCGAGCGCATGAACGCTTCGAACGCTTGTTCGAGCTGCTGATCCGGCTGGTCGGCACCACGCGCGGGCACGACGACGTCGGATGCCGGTGCCGCGTACGCGGCATGCCGGGCGGTGATCTCAGCGTGGCGACGCGCCGCCTGCAGGTCGCGTTCGAGTGCCTCGTACCGGTCGCACTCCTCGGCGGTCAGCGACCGCCCGGCGGCGGCCGTGATGATCGCCGCCATGTCGGCGAGGATCTCTTCTACGGTCCTCATCGTCTCCCCCTCGTCATGGCCGCGCGGGCACGCGCCCGGATCGTCTGGTCTCGCAGGGCGAGGGCGGCCGCGGCCGCGGTACCGTCCTCGCCCCTGTCCTTGGCCTGGCCGATGACCTCGTCGGCCAGGCCGACGCGCACGGCCTCACGGGCGCTGTACCAGGTGGTGGCATCCATCCGCGCGAGCCATTCTTTGACCGTGCCGCCGGCGCGGTCGGCGTACATCTCGGCCTGGGTGTCGTCGACCTCGTCGAGCAGGCTCCCCAACTGGCGGTGCTCGTCGCCGGTGCCCCAGGTGACGGCGGACGCCCGGTGGATCATCATCTTGGCCGGCTTCTCGATGAGGATCCGGTCGCCGGCCATGGCGACCAGGCTCGCCGCGGACGCTGCTAGTGCGTCGATGTAGACGTCGACGTCGGAGGCGTGGGACCGCAGGGCGGTGTAGACCGCAACGCCGTCGAAGAAGTCGCCACCACCGCTGTTGACGTGCAGGTCGATGCCGCCGTCGCCGATGGCGTCGAGGGCATCGGCGAAGGCCTTGGACTCGACGTCGCGCCATTTTCCTATGTAGCCGTACAGCCGTACCGACGTGCGGCCGCCGGCGGCCGCGCTGATCGACCAGCTGCCCGGTTCGGGCGGTCGCGGCCGGGCAGCCGCGAGCGCCGCGAGATGATCAAGACTGACGGGCATTGGATCCCTCCAGCGGTGGCCTGCCGAGCATCGCGCGGCCCTCGTCGACGGTGAGGAGCTTGGCGTTGATCTGGTCGATGATCAGGCCGATCTCTGTCTCCGGGTTGGGTCGTTCCAGGCGGCTGAAGTCCCATTCCGCGTGGCGCGGTTCGGCCAGCATCCGGCCGAGCCGTTCTTCGATCCGGTTGGCCGGGGGTGCCAGGGTGAAGCGCCCCAGACCGCGGTTCTGTTCGGTGATGCCCGTACCCCACGAGGTCACTTTCTCGGTCTGCATCAGCAGGTGCGGCGGTACCCCGTACCAGCGGGCGACCTCTTCGATGCTGAAGGCGCGAGACTGCAGGAACTGGGCGTCTTCGGCGCTCATCGTCCACGGCGATAATTTGATCTTGCGGTTGATGAACGGGACGCGGCCGTTGTTCTCCCAGCCCGAGGTGGCCCGGTCCAACCACTCGCGGATCACCTTGGCCTCGTCGGGGTCGATGTCCTCTTCGGCGCTGGCCACGCCCGAAATCAGCATCCCGGAGTTGAACAGCTTGGCGGCTGCCCGGTCGCCGGCGATCGCCGTCCCGAGGCTGTTGCGGGCGACCCCGATCGGGGACAGGCCGCGGACGCCGTCGAGGCTCATCCAGGGGATATGGGTCAAGCGCCGCCCATCGATTTCCAGGTGTCTGCCGTCGAGCAGCGAGACCCGGTAGAGCAGCCCGCCGGCGACCCGGTTCCGCGTGCCAGGGAAGAAGGTCGCCTCTTCGACGCTCACGCATAGCGGATGGATCGGTTGGGCCCCGACCAGCTGTCCGGCGCCACCGTAGACGTGCAGCAGGAAGGCGTTGCCGTGCAGCAGCAGATGCAGCAGCACGGTTTCCTTCCACTCGTGCGGCGTCTGCCGGTAGGCGTAGCCGGCCGGGTTGTCCAGCCACGAGGAGACCGGCCGGGGCAGCCCGTCGACGTCGACGACGGCGCGTAGCCGCTGGCCGGCCAGGGTCCCGGAGATCAGGGACACGGCCCGGTACACGGCGGAGATCCCGAGCGCGGACTCTTCGGTGACCTCGACGCCCGAGAAGTTGGTCCACCCGACGCCGAGCAGTGCCGCCAGGGCGGGGTCGGCGAGCGTGCGCGCACTGGCCTTCGGTCTCGACCAGGGCCAGCGGATCCGCATAGGAGCAGGTTACTCGCGAGTAACCTGATCTTGTGGCAAGTCCGCGACGCAAGCTCACGGCCGCGGTCGTCGACGCCCTGGCGGCCGTCGAGGTCGCCCCACGTGACGAGGCGGCCGCCCAGCTCGCGATCGAGCTGGCCAAGCGGCTCGACGCCGGCGGAGACGCCGAGCGCCTGGCGCCCCCGTTGCTGGCCACGCTGGAAGCGCTGCAGCTCACCCCGCGCGCCCGGGCGCGCCTGGCGAAGGGGGCGGCGAATGAACGACCCCCGCAATCCCCGCTCGATGAGATCCGCCAGCGACGCCTGCAGCGGGGCGGGTGAGCAGGTCCTCGGATCGACCGAGCCGCGGCTGTGGACGCCGCCGCTGCGGCCGCTGACGCGCGAGACGTCCTACGGCTTCGACCTGATCGACCTGGCCGAGGTCCTCGGCACGCCGTTCGACCCGTGGCAGATGTGGCTGTCGGTGCACGCCGGCGAGCTACTGCCCGACGGCCGTCCGCGCTTCCGGACGCTGCTGGTGTGCGTCGCGCGCCAGAACGGCAAGACGATGTGGGCCAGGGTGCTGATCCTGTACTGGCTGTTCGTGTGCAAGGTGCCGCTGGTGTTGGCGACCTCGACCGACCGCTCGTACGCGAAGAAGCTGTGGGAGTCGATCTGCGGGCAGGTGCGCGCCGACGCGTGGCTGTCGCAGGAACTGGCCAGCGTGCGCCGCACGATCAGCGAGGAAGCGCTGGTCACTGTCGACGGCGCGGAGTACACCTTCGCGGCCAACAACGCTGCGGCTGGCCGGTCGCGCACGGTGCACCGGGCGCTGGTCGACGAGCTGCGCGAGCACCGCGGCATGGACTGTTGGAACGCCGTCACCAACGCGATGAACGCCGTCGGCGATGGCCAGGTCGTGGCGATCACCAACCAGGGCGACGACCGGGCGGTGGCGCTCGACGCGCTGCGCAACCCGGCGCTGCGGTTCATCGAGACCGGCGAAGGCGATTTCAGGCTCGGGCTGTTCGAGTGGTCGGCGCCGGCAGGGTCCGATCCGGTCGACCCGCTGGCCCTGGCCGCGGCCAACCCCAACTACGGCCGGCGGGTCGACCCGGACGCGCTGCGCGGCGCAGGGCTGCGGGCGAAGCTCGCCGGCGGGGAGGAACTGGCCGGGTTCCGTACCGAGGCCATGTGCATGCGGGTCGAGCTGCTCGACCCGGCGATCGACCCGGACCGGTGGGACGCGTGCGCCACCAACGACCTGGCCGACCTGGCCGCGCACCGCGACCGGGTCGCCCTGGCCCTCGACGTCGCGCTCGACGGGTCGCACGCCACGCTGACCGCGGCCGCGGTCGTCGACGGCCGGGTGCACGTCGACGTCGTCGCGGCGTGGTCGGGCGTCGGGTGTACGGCTCGGCTGCGTCGGGACCTTCCAGGCCTCGTGGCCAAGGTGCGGCCGCGGGTACTCGGGTGGCTACCGGCCGGGCCCGCCGCGGTGGTGACCGCCGACATGCGCGAGCGGCGCACCCAGGGATGGCCGCCGCGCGGGGTCGAATTGGTCGAGATCAAGACGGAGACGCCGGCGGTGTGCATGGCGCTGGCCGATCTCGTGATCGCCGACGAGCTCCGCCACGCCGGCGACCCGATGCAGGACGCGCACGTGAAGGCCTCGCAGCCGTTGCGCCGGGGCGATGTGTGGGTGTTCATGCGCGCCGGGTCCGGGCCGATCGACGGCACGTACGCGGCGGCGGCCGCGGCACATCTGGCCCGGACGCTGCCGCCGCCGCGGCCGCCGCTCGCCGCGCTGTAGATCGATCACGGCAGATGTCAACCGTGGTTGACATAATCACAGTTATCGAACAGCCACACGTTGAAACCCTCGCAGACGTTGCCGTCTACGCTGCGTAGGGCCCCACCGGCGCCACCACCCCGACGCACCGATGGGGCCCTACCCCCCCTCGCCCGGCAGCCGCGACTGCCGGCAACCCCGCGTTGGCGGGGATCACGCCCCCGCCGGCGGAGGCGTGGGCGACCGCCGGCGGGGAGATCGTGAGCGGCCGCCCGACCTGGGAGCTCACCCTGCGGGGAACGAAGTCGTCCCGCCGGGCGGCCGCACGAGCACCCTACCGCACCACAATGCACCACGCCACAACGTCACTGCGCGTGACCGCCCCGCGAGCCACCGGACGCGCCGCAGGAAAAAAGTCTCG